GTATTAAGGTGAGGTTGATATAATTTTTTTTATTTCAAAAAGATTATTTTTTGTTGAAAAATAAGTTTCTTAATGAAAAGTTTAAAAAGTTAAGCTCACTTTTTTCTCAAAAAAGTTGGGATGTCAGAGGCAAACTTCTTAAGTAAATACCCTTCATTTTAAAAACTTCATTTAACAATTTTTCTTAATTATATCACATATGGCTTATACCCATCCCAAAGACATATTTCACTTCGCTCTTATTGTTATTGAAAACCGCGCTATTGGAAAACTTACTCCCGCTCTTCTTAATAAAGGATATACATATGATGAGATCTCACAAATAGTTAGTGCTGTTTTTGGAAGGAAACTTTCAAAGCAAAGAATACAGCAATTACATAAAAAATACGGAAAGGAGGTGAAAAATAATGATTAGAAAAATACTTCGTTACTTGGTTCGCTTTTTGCTTTCGGCTGATCCAGTGGTAGCTGATGCAACCAACCATCTTTCAAATAAAGAATATTACGAAATAGACGGTTTTAGATTAGCCCAGGTAATAAAAAGACACGCCGGCAAGCGTGTCTCGTTAGAAATTAATTTAATTAAATCTCTATGAAAACTTTAGCAAAAAAAACTAACGATGTCAATAACAATTTAAGTGCTTTACCCGATGTTAAAAGATTAAAAGAGTTTATCAAAATAGAGCAAGAGAAAAGAGAACTTTTAAAAGAGTATATCGCAAAAAATTTAATCGAAGGGGTCGATTATGGAATCATTGAAATTGAAAGTAAAAATACAGGAAAAAAATATAAATCAAAACCAACCCTTTTTAAAGCTGGATCAGAGAAGTTTCTTTCTTTAATGCACCTTAAAGCAGTCTTTAAAAGAGACGACGAAACATGGGAAATGGCCGGTAAACAGCCAGGGTTGTTTTGTTATATTTGCCACCTTGTTGATTCAAAGGGAAATGTAGTTGGTGAAGGAAGAGGAAGTTGTCATATAAACGAAAAAAAATCTGCTAACGAAGCTATAAAGTTAGCTGAAAAAAGAGCTCAGCTTGATGCGGTCCTTAGAACTGGCGGATTATCTGATTTCTTCACTCAAGATTTAGAAGATCACCCTGATGCAGTGGTAGTAAAGCCTGAGCCTAAAGCAACGGCAAGACAGCTAAATTTAATTTATCAAATGTTGCCAAATCGAGGTAAAACCCCAGCTGATGTTTGTCGTGCTTACAAAATAGAAAAACTTGAGGATTTAACGATGAAACAAGCTTCTAACGTTATTAAAAGATTACAAAAAATGCCGCCAGTTAAAGCGCAAGTTGTTAAAGAAACAAAAGAAAGAATGGAAGCAGAAAACATTGAGAAAGTTGATATTGATGAGGTTGATCGAGGAATTGAAGAAATGAAAAACATTAACAATTGAGCCGCCGCCCCGCTGGATTAGGCGGGGTAATCCTTAGCCGCTCGTTTGGGGTGTCGACGAGGCTTCCGACTTTAAAAGTCGGCGGCTGAGGATTAAAAGTTTCTTTAAAAAATATGGCCAGAAAAAGATCCATCGATCCACATATTTGGGAGGATCCTGGTTTTAATTCTTTAGAAATACCCGCTCGTTTGATATTTATCGGTATGATCTCCAATGCTGATGATGAAGGATACATAAGAGCCGATGCCGGAAGTATTAAAAGATTAATCTTTGGTTTTGACAATATTTCAAAAGAAGAAGTTCAAAAATATTTAGATCAAATTAAAAAGTTAAAGACCGTTCATTTTTATGAGATTGATGGCGAAGAATATGCGCATTTTGTTAAATGGAGGAAATATCAAAAACAAAGAGAAGACAGAATTCAGCCAACCACATACCCGAAATGTAACATTTGTCAGACAAGTGACAGACAAGTGTCAGACAATGGCGAACAAGTGACAGCAGAAGAGAAGAGAAGTAAAGAGAAGTTAAATATTGGGGGGAGATCTCATCTCCCCCAAAAATCCCCCTCTTCTCTTGCTTCGCCAGAGATTAAAAAATCAGAAAACTTAGATTTAGCAGATGGTAAAGGCAATACTCAATCAGTTGGCTCTATTTTAGAAGAAAAACTAAATTCGCTAGAAAAACCCGTAAAGAAAAAAAACGGCATTTCAACTGCTTGGCAAGATAAAGCTTTCCGTTATGCTCAAGCGCTAAAAATAGATTTAAAAGACGATGACATAAAATCTCGGTGGCTTAAAGTTTTCAAACAAGCTTATGAAGGAAGAAATGCTAAAAATCTTGAACTTGCTTACTCCTACTTATCCGATTATCCAAGACAATTGTCAAATGAAGCCAAGATAAAGTTTTTCTTTTGGATCTATGAAAGAGGGTTACCAAAGGCTAAATATGGTTTTATTGCATCATCTTTGCTAGTTGCCTCATTTCTTGGAATTATTTTTGCTACCTTGGTTTTTTCTATCTTTGCCGGGCGTACTAAAGGTTTGGTGTCAGGATCGGGTGTTTCCGATAAAAAACCTATCACCTCCTTTCAGATCCGACCTTCCGATAGTATGCCCTCACCAACTCCAACTAAAACCATAGAACAAAAAATATGCGAAAAGTTCAAAGAAGATTGTCAAGTAGCTGTAGCTGTGGCAAAAGCTGAAAGCGGTTTACGATGCGATGCCATATCCCCAACCAATGATCATGGAGTGTTTCAAATAAACGCCGTTCATTTTCCAAAGTTTAAAGGAAAAGACCCTTATGACTGCGATGCCAACATTGAGGTTGCCTATGAGATATATAAACGCCAAGGATTTTATTCCTGGACCGTTTATAGAACTGGAAGTTATAAACGTTTTTTAAAACCATGAGAATAGTCATTTACCGAATTTATCACACACCGGAGGGAATCAAAAGGTTTTTGCAAGGAAAGGTTTTTATACCCGAAGGTTACGAATACCATATTTATTATCGGGACGTTTACCCAAAGCGATCAACCTTATGGAAGACAAGATATGAAAAACCAGAAAGCGAAAGCTACAACATTGATCATTTGGTTTTAGATTGGTTAATTAAAAAAGACATTAAAGAGATTCATTATTTCATCGTTCCAAAAAGACAGCTTTTAAGGATAGCGATTGATAAGGTAGAAAGACATATAAAGTTAGGCAATATTAAAAAAGAAACGTTAAACAATCACACCCAATTTTTTATTCCAAAGGATTTGTTTACCAAAAGCAAAAGAGGTTATAAGGTGCCGTGGATAAATAGTGAGATTTCAATCAATGATCTTTTAAGGGCAAATGAGGAGGAGGTTTTCTCTGGCCAACTGATACCGGATGAGGTAAAAATGAAGATTTTAAAAACCATTAAAAGTTCCAACGTTCAGCTGGCTAGTCAGCTGTCGTTGATTTAAAAATAATATGATAAAAACCAAACTAATAAAAGAAACAATGAAAGTCTGGGAAGGTGATTATCAGTTGTTTGTCGAGTTTGAAAATAACAGAGTAAGTTTATTGAATGAGCGAGGTCAAAGAAATTTTATTTTTGATTGTGGGTTTAATGACAAAACTATAAAAAGGTGGAAGAAGGTAGCTGCGTTGTTAAATAAAGCAATTAAGATGTTGGAGGAAAGGTTAAAAGTTAGAAAATAATATGAAAAAAATAACTATTCAGTGGATTAGAGAAAAAATAAAAGAGATAAAAGAAGAAGCTTGGGATAATGAGAAAGCTCATTGGGATGAAGATAATTTATATTTTATTGTTTTAAAAGAAATTGCTAAAGGACACCCTGATGCGCAAAAATTAGCAAAAGAAGTTTTAAAAACAAATCAATCATTACTTTAATTATTACTCGAAATATAAGATTTTTTTAATCGTTAAAAATGATATATTTTGATATAAAAACTGTTATCTTATGATACATAAAGATATAAAAAAAAGAAAAATAAAGGTTTTGGCTAATGAAAAAGAAACGCAAAAAGCAATCCTTGATTACCTAAATACTATAGGAGCGGTGGCAATAAAAATCTACAATGGCGGCATCTTTAATCCCAAAAACCAACGCTACTTTTTCCCCTATCAAAATCAATACGGCGTTTCCGATATTATTGCTTGTTATAAAAGTAAATTTATTGCAATCGAGGTAAAATCCCCGGGAAGAAAGCCTACTGATTTTCAACTAGAGTTTTTACAAAGAGTTAAAAAATGCGGTGGCATTGGTATTTGGACCGACAATATTGATGAAGTTATAAATGTATTAAGCTCTATTTAATTAATCTTCTAATAATAAAAATGACTTGACAAATCAAATAATTTACGGCCTAATACATATAGTTAATAATTAAATTTAATTTAATATGGTTAAATCAATTCTTTTAAAAAATCATAATTACAAAATAAACTTTATCGAAGAAGATGGATTATTAATGGTAGTTGATGTAAAAACACCAGATGGTTATTTGGTTGGTGATTTAAATCAAAGTCTTAAAAGAATGTATTTTGAATCGTTACCGGATGCAATTTCATTTTGGGAAAAAGAGCTTAATATATATTAACTTTTGGTGATTCTGGTCTAAATCTTTTTGAAATATAAAAACATTAAAATGGTAATAAACCTGATGGTTTTATTTCTTCATCTCTTTTTTCTTTATTGTTTTCGTGTAAATATTTATCCACTACTCTTAAAGCCAAAGTTAAAATCACAATCATCGCATCATTTTGCGGCATATTAGCTAACTTTTGAGATAGGATTGAAACAAAAACTGATATTGCCATAAAAACGGAATATCGTCCAGCTTCTTTTATGGCTTCCAAAATTGGTGATTTTTTCATATTTTTTATTTAACTTTTAACTCTAAAAGCCTTTTTTCAGCGTCATTTTTGTTAGTAAAGTATTCTCTTACATCAGTTAATCCGTGTTTGTTATAGTTTTTATAAACAACCCAAAATCCAAATTTTTTATTCTCTTTTATTCCTATCTTCATATTCGTTTGTTGAATTATAAAAAAACAAAGTCAATCCAATAGCAAGGAAAATTGCTGGGAAAATAAGAAATGAGACAACTAATTGATATTTATGTAATTCTCCTAAAACATAACTTAATGAGGCAATTGTCAAAACACAAAACATAAAAGCAATTCCCATTAAAAAAACTTGGAGTGATTTTATGATTGGTGTTGTTTTGGACTTCCAATAAGCCCGATAATATAAAACTGTTAGAAAAGTTGAAAGAAGCCCGATATAAAAATAAACAGCAGTCCTTAAAATTGCCGAGAACTTAAACCAATGTTCTATCATAGTTTTAAATAAATTTAAGAACTTTTTCAGCCCCCGCTAAAACTATAAGGGCTAAAATAACTAAAAATAAGATATACCAAATTTTATTTAAATGCTTTATCATTTCTTTTGTTATTTGCGTCATCTCTTTTGTTGCTTGCGTATTAATATCTATTGCTTGCTTGTGAAGTTTGTTATTATCATTTAATTCTTCCAAAACAGAAGAAACCTTATCCATAAAGGTTATGGTTTTTTCATTCATTTCAATAAACTTTTGGATTAGGTCGTCTTTTTTCATATTTTTGATAGATCAATCCCAGCCTTTTCGCAAAGTAAAATAACCGCGTGCTGGATAAACTTTAAACCTGATTTTTTGATTAAGTTGTATTTTGTTTGCCAGTAGTTTACTTGGCGGGTTAGTTCAGAAATCTCATCAATTTGTTTCTTTTTTATTTCTTCTAAATACTTAATTTGTTCAATATAGCCACCTTCTTTAGTTGCATTGTCATATTCAGCCTTGTATATATCCCTTTGTTTTTCGCATTCCTGAAGTTTGAGTGCTAATGTGTTTTTTTCAGTAAGCAAAACTTCAGCATTTAATTGTTTTTTCTTTAATTCGTTTAGTTCATTAACCACCTTATCATATTCTTCTTTTTTTATAAATTTCCCATCAACCACATCTTTCCAAGTTTGAACACACACTTTTACACTTTCTTTATTGTTTAAATCAATTCCAAGATAATAATCGCCAGTTGGCTTAGCAGGGGTTCCTTTATACCAAGCATAAGCGTAGATTAATTTTTGAGGTTGAACGCCCCAAGAGGTTATTCTCTTTACCGCTCCGTCCCACGGGTCAACGACAATAAAGTCGTCTCCATCATAATCAACGGCTAAAATCCAGTGCTCATCTAATTGAGAGGTAGATGGGATCGCATCTATCTGTAAAACTACTGGATAACCTTCATTTATTCTTGCTCTTATAAAATCCATCTGGGTTTTGGTAAGAGGGTCAGGAGTTAAAACTTGACCTTGATAGGTTATATCAGGAAAAATTTTAGTCAATGCTCCCCAAACATACAAGTTGCCGTTTACAAATCCTCCATTTGCTTTTAGTTTTTCATTAAGGGTGTCCGGTGTCTCATTTTTTCCAAAATATACACATAGCATTGCTATATCGGTTAAAAGACAACCATAAGCACCAATAGTTCCTTTTGTCCCAAGCGTCTTGTTTTTCCACCGCTCATCATTTTGACTGTATATTTTTGGTAAATTGATTTTCATACAAAAATATTTTATGGTCGAGAGGTTATATTTTTTTTAAGGTAGGATGATTTAAATGAAGTTTAAAAGCGCGCTTCCACCATAAATTTCTTTTTGAAATTGAATATAAGCAACTGTTCTATATGGTGGTTGGTTATCAGCTTGATTAAATACTATATTTGCACTATCATAATTTGCTAAAACTGAATTTACACTAATACTTTGATGATAATTTCCAGCAATAGTTCTATGATAATGACTAGCATTACCTGCTTGAATTAGTGTTGGATGATTTCGGTGTGCATCAGACGAAGCAGAATGAGTATGACTTGTATTTCCAGTATGACTATGGGAAAAATTAGCATGAGTATGAGTGTTGCTTCCACCCGTCATTCCAACCTCATCTGGAGTATTTGCTATTTTTATAAACTTATCTCTTAAATCTATCGTCCCGTTATTTCCGTCACACAAAACCCAACCTTTTGGAATGTTGTTAACATCACCCAACCATAAACCAATTATTCCTTTTCTTTTTATAGCACCAGTCTTAAATTGTATTGCTAAAACTTTTTTATAAGCTGGCTCAACTATTTCAGAAGTGTTATAGTTGCCAGTAAATTCATTTATATTTTGAATTGAATTACCAAAACTAACCTGATGAGTATGCCAATAAGGAACAGCAAATTCATTACTTCCGCCTAAACCAGCACGAGCATCTGATGATTGATTGCTTGTTGAGGTTGCGTGATAATGTGGGCTTGGGGTATGATTATGATTTACACTATGTGTATTATAATAACTTCCACCAATACCACCAGCATTTTCATTAGTTGGTGCACCTTTAATATATCTGTTTCTTAAATCTGGACTTTCATTGTCACCATTACAAATTTGCCAATCTGATGGTGGATTATTATTACCCCATAAAGCAATAATCCCATCTTGGAGAAGTGAGGTTAAACCAGCTTTGATAAAAATAACTTCATAATATGGTGGTAAATTAGACGCTTGACCAGTTGTAAAACTATCAGATGAAGTAGTCCCGCCAATAACATTACCACTTGTTCCTGTATGCGTATGACCATCTCTAATACTTTGACCACCACCCCATACTCCACCAGCCTGAGTATTTGGATCTGGATTTAAAGTATATGAATGATTATGATTGCTTAAATTATGGGAGTGTGGTTGTGTTGTATGACTATGGGTTGCTGCTCCACCGATAACATTTGGATTTTCACTTCCCCAAGCTTTTGGAAATTTGTCGTCTAATAAAGTCTCCCTCGTCCAACCCGATGGGATATTTGAGTTCAACCCTGTCCAAATTAAAATAACATCTTTGGGAATTCTCATTTTTCATTTTTTTCAATAATATTGCTAACTCTATAAAATGGTTTTTTTAGATATTTCTTTGCTTTGTTTATCGCTTCTTTTTCATTTTTAGCATAAACTTCAAAAACAACCACATCTAAAAGCCTTCCATCTTCCATTTTTTGTTCATACCCTTGAATAACAAAAATTGTATTAATCATAAGTTTTGACCAACTATATAACCGTTGTATTGATTTGTTCCTATAACCTCAATAACAAAACTATCAGTTTTATTTGCTGTTGGTGTCAATACTGGTGCCACCCCATCTGGCCATTTGATTCCTGTTGGCCAATTGACGGTTCTTGAACCATTTCCATCTTGAATTAAATCAATCTTTCTAAACTGGCCAACTTCGGCGTTGATAAAACTTAAAGTAGCATTGCCGGTAAGTGTGATTTTAAAAACATTATAACTACCAAAATCCAAAGTAATATTTCCACTTCCTGATGTTTGAAAAACCTCTTGTTTTCCTCCTTTGGTGGTTGGATTGATAATCCTTTGATCCTTAATTCCATTTGGTGTTTTTAAATACGCTGGCACTCTTGTGTCTGTGATATTAGCATTGGTGATAGACGAAGCCCCATTAGCAACGTAAACATTGGCCAATCGTAAAAATGGATTTCCTGCTCCTATTACTGTTTGTATTTCATTATCCGTTGGTGGTAATGGTGATGAAGCCGGTGTTCCCTGAATTACCCTTGATTTCAAAACATTTGAAGCGTCTGAATTAGGAGTTACTGATAAGTCAACATATAATACAACCGCATCAATTCGAGGATTGCCTGAATTGTTAGATGTAATTGTTATGTTTTCAACCGCGTCTGAATAGCCGTGATATGTCATTACTGTTTTTTTGAAAAAGCCTCGACCTGGCTCTATATTAACACTTAAGTTTTGCGGATTGTTTTCAGTGACTTTCCAATCGGAAGTTAAATCAACAACCCCTGTTTGATATATTAAATCGTGTGTTAAGTGAGCAACGGATTGTTCGGGATGTGCGGAAGTTCCTTGTCTGATTGAGATATATTTAGCCATAGATTTTTTGCTTTGTTAATAAACTAATAAATGATCAATTCTTTTAAATCAATTCCTTTTTCCTCTTTTTGTTTTATTTTTTGAAAGTCGATCATATAAATATTTTATGGAGGGAGGGTTATTTTTTTTGTTTTTGAGTTTCTTCTTTTTGACTTTCTTCTTTAATTTTTAAGATTTTTTCAATTAATCTTAAAATTATTGGTGCGTCAGCCACCCTGACGTTTGAGTTGTATAGAGCTTGAATGATAATATCAAACTCTTGACTAGTTAAGTTTTTCATATTTTTTTTCTAAATTTTCAACTTTTAATGATAATTCTTGAATTGCTTTTATTAAAATCGTTGTTAATTTATCATAAAATATTAATTTATAGCCTTTTTTATCAGTAAAAATAAATTCTGGATAATATTTTTCTAATTCTTGAGCTATTATTCCTATTTGTTGTTTTTTTGGTTGATAGTTTTTATAGTTAAATCTGACAACTCTTATTTTTTTTATATTTTCTAAAACACTTTCCATTTCTTTAATATTTTTTTTTAGTCTAATATCCGATTGACCCGTTCCTGAACTCCAAATAGCTGTGCCATTATCATATAAAACCATATTTCTATCACTTTGTAAAACTAAAAGAAAATCAGATCTTGTCAAAGATCTAAAAACTCCATTTGATACTTTTATTCCACTAACTTTAACATTGCCATTTACTTCTAATTTTTCTGATGGTGCATTTGTCCCAATGCCAACGTTTCCTCCAAGGGGATTAATAACTAAAGGCCAGGCTTGGTTAGTTGTATGACGGGCCTGAATCCACGCTGCCCATGGATGAGTCGTGTATGCTCCAAAAACAATATCAATATTTTCTGTTCTTATCCCTGCAGTAGCGTTAGTTGTAAATGTTAGAGATGGGTCAACAAGTGATGTTCTGTAAACTTGAAAATTGTGCAAAGGACTAATTGTATTAATGCCAACACGATTATTAATAGTATCTATACTTAAAACATTAGTTTCTCCGTCTGCTTTTGTTATTTTAATCGCTGAATTTGAATCTGAAGATGGTTTTATTATCCCAGTAGTTAAACTATCAAGTTTTAAACTTGACAAAGTTCTTTTTTCCAACGCTTCAACCTTTTCTTTCAATTTTTTAAATTCCTCTAAAAAATTATCCATAATTTTTAAAACAAAAATTCTAACCTTATTTCTTCACTGCCTTCATTAACATAGATTTCTTTTGTTTTAATCCTATAAATTCCGTTTATTATATCCTCAATCTCAACTTTAACTCCATCGCCAACATTATAGTCGTTTAAATCAATGTTATTGGTTATTACTGTGATATTAAAAACTTTTGACGCATCTTTGTTTTGATCTATATATTTGTCCGCTTGTGCTTCAAGTGTTGATTGTTCTTTGACTGAGATGTTGTTATAAATATCTTCAAGTAAATACCATTTGTCCTTATAAATATTTGACGCTTCTCTTACCACTTTTAGTTGATCATCACCAATTCCTTCCCCGTAAGCGATAACTTCATTTGTCAAAAGTAAAGACAGTTTATAATCAATCTGCCACGATTTGATATTTGCTCTATCAAAAACAATGTATGGCTTATCCGTCCCGATTCGTGATTTGACAGTAAGGACTTTATCATTGGTTATTTCAAACTCAAACCCGTTTATTATTTCAAAATTTGTTAAATGAATAATATTTTTTGCTATATCATCATCCTTATATGTTCTATCCCGAGAAACCGTTGTTTGAATTGTTCCCTGTGTTATTCCAATATTCCCATATGTTTCACCTTGAGCGGTTAAAATCATATCCCAAGCGATTTGACCCGCATCGGTGTTTGTATAGGTTTTGGTGATATATCGTTTTTCAAAATAAGCAAGCCATCCTCTAAAAGTTAAAAAGACATTTATATCCATCACATATTTTCTAACTGATGCTTCAGTCAATATTCCTTTGAAAATAACGGTATTATTTCGAGTGATTTTTACCCACCTAAAACCTGATGATAAAACATCATTAACTGCTATGTTTTGTCTTGTCATCCAGTCTTTGAAAATATGATAGTTTACCCTAATTTGAGCTTTCGGAATACCATTTAATTCAAAAGTTATACTAAGCCCTTCCATTGGAAGTTCGGCTAAAAAAACATCGGATTTGTCATACAAAAAAGCCCGCCAGTTGCCAATCATATTGAGATATAGAAATACTTATAAATAAACTTCACATAGCCATTTTCGGTTGGCACATCAGATGACAAAGTAAATTGATTTTCGCCTTTTTCCAAAATCACAAAATCCCCACTCATTTTATCTCTTTTGTTATTTCCTAAGTTATCAATAACAATCCGATTATAAGTATCAACGTAAATATAATTGCCACTTTCTATATATTGATTAAAAGAGATTGATTTACCGGTAGTTTTGTTTAAAAGCACAGGATTAGTCAATTTGCCGTAGAAATAAATCTCTGGGAAAGAGAAAATATTGCCTCCGTTATTAACAAGTGAAAATCCGCTTGAGCCTTGCGTCATATTTAAGGGAATTGCCATTGGTACTGAAGCCCCGCCACCTTTGGTTATTCCAAAAATTACCTCATAAACTTGCTTTGATTTTAAAAATGGTTCCTCAAGTTCAATTGTGAATGATAAATCGCAAGTTGTTAAATTATCAACCACCAAATCAGAATTAACATCTTTAACCACCCCTTTGGCTTCTAAAATTAAGTTATTGCCTAAATGAAACTCAATTGTTATCTTATCATCACCGTATTCCTTTAATGTCAATTTCTCATAAATCTTACTTCTTTTTTCAATTAAATCATCGATTGTTGAAGCCCCGATTTTTAGTTCAACCGCCAACGCTTTATTTTCAAAAAATAAATCACCAATCTTTACTCCGTGTAAATACAAAATAGAGGCTACCGGATATTTGGTTTTATATCCTAAATCCTTTATAGATTGAATAAAGTAGCCGTTTTCGGGTGATATTGTTAGATCGCCAATAACAATTTTTTTTATCATATATTTCTTAATTGATAAGCTAATTTATAAGCTAAATAATCCAAATCAACTTGAGTGTGAATAACCGGATTCATCTGGATACTTATTGGTCGATTATAATTATTTGTAATTGCTGGTAATATAGATGGTTGTCTACCAGCCAACATGTCTTTTGACAAAACATACTCGCCTTTATGAACTATAGCAGGCCCCGTTTCTCTTACCCAACCACCACCAGCATAATGATCTAAATCAGACATTGAAATACCCAAAGCTCCCAAAAGATGTCCTGCTAATTTTCCCGCTGACTTTATAGCATTTTTTAAACCATTAATCATATTTTTAATAATGTTATAACCCCAATTCCAAGCTTTTGACGCAAGTCCTCCTAAAATTGATTCTATTGATCTTGCCATTCCAGTTATAAAATCAACCACTTTTGTTTTTAAAGTTGAAAATGAAGAAATAATGTTATTTTTTAAATTATCAACAATAGAAATAAGATTATCTTTCATTGTGGTAATCCAACTAGTTACGTTTGATACTAATTTATTTATCCAATTAAAAATTCCATTAACTAAATCAGGAATAATAGAATGACCAATTAAAGCATTATATAAAGATATAAATATATTAATAACAGCTTTAATAAAGCCTTCAATAAACAAATAAATCGCAGTTAAAAACCCAACCACTGTATTCCATATCCCCATAAAAGTGTTGTAAAAACCCGTCAAAATCAAATTTAGATTTAAAGTGAATATACCTTTTATTATCTCCCAAATACCATTAAAAAATTGAACTAAACCAGCAAACATTTGAACAAACCCACTTATTGCGTTAGCTATTCCACTCAATACTCCTGTAACCACAACAAAAAATAAAATAAAATTACCAATAAGAGGAATTAAAAATTTACCAAAAACTATAAAAAGAGCAATAAAAAATCCTTCAATGTTTTTTCCTAACAATTCAAAATATAACCTTGATTGATCAAGTTGTTTTAGAAAATTATTCCATACAGGAGTAAAAACTCCATTTATAAAATAAATTAATGGAGATGCTTTTTCTAAAATAAATCCCATAGCTCCACCAACAAGAGCAAAAAAACCTGCTACTGCTAAAGCTGGTGCTGAAAGCTGAAGAAAGGCAAGTCCAATCAAAACAAATAATCCTGCTATCGCCCCAGCAATTACCGCTAATGCTTCTTTATTTCTCAATAAATTATCAATAAAATCAACTACTACTGGTCTAACAACGTTTACTGCTTTTAAAGCCTCTTCAGCCCCAATTTTAAGATAATAAAATATACTTCCTTTTCTTATTTCACCTTCATCGGTCATGCCCATTAATGCAATACTAAACCTTACCATCTCATCTCTTAAATTACTCATCACTCCACCAAAAGTTTTTGACTGTTTATCCATTAGGTTATAAAATCTTCCACCTTCCTCAGTCATCTTTCTTAATGCGGTTTCAACTTGCTCAAAACTCACATTTCCTTCACTTATTTGTTTTATCATTTCTTTAGCACTTACCTTAACTTTTGTATAAACCTCTTGTCCAACTGAACCAAATGAAGATAATTGTTCTTTATTCTTTTTTATTCTTTCCTCAAGTGCTTTTAATTGTTTTTCAGTTTTACCACCAGTTTGTCTAAAATAATTCAAATCAAATTCCGCTTGAGCAATAGAAGAGGCTAAAGATTTAATTTTCTTAGCTGTTTCTTTTGATACGCCACCAACCTTTGTTAAAGCTCCACCTGTTTCATTTGCCTGATCAACTAATGCTTGTAATAATGGTACTCCTGCCTCGCTAAACTGTCTTAACTCCGCACCAGTTAATTTAGTTGCTGCCTTTACCTGACCAAATGCTAATATTAAGTTTGGCAACTTTTCTCTTCCTACTCCGGCTGCTATATCGCCAAGCATCTTAAAAGTAGGAATTAATTTATCAGCCTCAACGTTATAAGCTAAAAGTCTTTTTGCTCCTTCTATAACTTGCGGCAAATCAAATGGTGTTTTTATAGCAAAATCTGATAATTCTTTTAATTTTTTTCCTGCTAAATCAGCTGAACCAAGCATTGTCTCAAAAGCCATTCTCCATTGTTCCATATTTGATGTTACATCAATCATTCCTTTAGCCATTAATCCCATTGATGCAAGAAAACCTGAAGCGGCTAATGCTCCTTCTTTTAAATGATCTTTTATAAAACTAAAAGAACCCTGAACCGTCTTTTGCAGCCCGGTTATATTTTTTTTTGCAGATTCTATACCTGCAGTTGTTTCATCCTTTATTCTAAAAACTATCTGAAGATTATTGTTTTCCATATATAATATTTTATGGAGAGTGCACGGCTTTTTTTTATGATTGAAAAAAAATTAATGATGTATTAAAATTTGAATTTATGGAAGGAGGTGAAGTAAATGAAAAAATGTAAAGCCTGCCAAAAAGAAATTGATCCAAAAGCAACCAAATGCCCTTATTGTCAGACTGATTTAAGAAACTGGTTTATTCGTCATCCAATTATTACATTCTTCTTAATTTTAATTATTATTAGCATAGTCGGATCAAGCGGGTCTAATAAACAATCAGATCTAAAAACTAATCTGAATTCAAATACATCAAAAGAAGCCACAAAAAATACACCCGTTCCTCAAATTTCGCCAGAATATAAAGCGGCGTTAAATAAAGCTTATACTTATGCAAACCTTATGCATATGTCAAAAAAATCTGTTTATGATCAATTAATTTCTCCATACGGCGAAAAATTTAGTCAAGAAGCTGCTCAATACGCTATCGATAATGTCAAAGCCGATTGGAAAAAAAATGCTTTAATCAAAGCAAAAACTTATCTTAAAAATATGAATATGTCACCAGCAGCGATTCGCGACCAGCTAATATCACCTTATGGAGAAAAATTTACCGAAGAAGAAGCTGATTATGCTATTCAACATTTAAACGATTAAGTATTAATTACAAATGTTTTTAATAATCTCTTTTCGGGTTTTGGCCGATTCTTTTTTGTTTCTTTATCTCCATCTCTTCCACCTTTGCTTTTTGGTTCTTATACAAAATCATTCTTTCTACCCAGTCAGCCGGTTGGTTTTTAAGTTCAGTGTAGGTAATCCCTAAAATATCGCAAATATAAACATCTTCAAAATCAGGTGGAAGTTTACCGGAGCCTTTAAAGAATTTAAAAAGCTCAATTGCTTTTTTTTTCCAAATCTTGCTGAGGATTAGTGTATTTGTTTATTTCATTAAAGATTGCCTGTCCATCTTCTTCTTTTAAGTTCATTACATAGTCATAAAGATTTTCTTTTACCGATTGACCGTCTGGTGTGACAATTTCAATCACTAAATAATTAAAAGCCATCTTATTTGCCTCAAATACCACCGATGGATCTAATTCGGTTATTTTTTGGCTTGTTGGGTCGATTTTAGTTGATTTTAAATACAGCTTTTGCAGTTCTACTTTTTCCCCATAAGTTAGATAATGTCTTTTAAGCCTAACTGTATACCCTCCTGGTGTTTTAAATTCAACCATATTAATAACTTGATAATGTGTTTATAAGATAGGCGGTGATTAATCCGTCAGTTGGATCAACCACACCTTCAAACTCAATCTCTAATGCATTATATTCCGTTGATAATTTGGTCCCAACCGATGTCATTACTGCTTTTGGAAGCTTTATATATAAAGTCTCTTTACTAGCATTTCCGATTGAATCACCCTCTATTTTTATTTCAATTGCTCTTTCGGTTTTTGCGACATAGTCTTCTAAGAATGCCTTAGTTGTATCATCTAAATAAAGAGCTAGTTTTCCTTTAGCCTCTGATGGTTTTGGGTAAACCGATTGCAGTTCATTAGCCCCCATGCTATAAAATCCTTCAAGTTGGTTATCATATTCAAAACTAAGCTCTTCACAATAAGATTTAACTTCAATATTTCCAATTTTAATTGAGGTTATATCGGCAAAGTTAAATGGTCTTGAGGTCTCATATGTTGGTGTTTGAGCCGTTGCATCAGATTGAGATTTGGCCAATCCTTCAAATGAAATCGCCACCGATTCACCGGCTTTTGATTCTATTTTTAAGTTTTTAACGACAAATCCAGCAAATCTTTTAACAATCTCACCGATCTTTTGTTCAACAGTGTATGATGGTTTTGATAAGGTTTCGGTAAATGTGTGTCGGTAGACGGTTGTTTCTCCTGATTCTAAAGCTGAAGAAACTGAACCAAAAACTGATCGTAAGATATGACCTAAAAATTGAGGATGAGCATCACTTTCAAAACTACCACTATATTCAACTTTGCCAACAAAAGCACCTTTGTTTTTGCCCGCCACCCCGGATTTAATTGATTCGATAAATTGAATATCTTTATTTATTTGAATTCCGTCTGATTCTTTAATAGGTAGAAAAACTGTTGGCGCAACTGGTGTGCCAAATGCTGTTTCCTTTCCAATTCCTATGTGGTTATTTAGTCCTGATGACATAGTATTAATATTTTACGGTTAACTTTTAATTTTTTTTCTTTTTTTCTTTATTTTCTTTTTTTTCTTCAAATAACAAATTTCTAATTTCTTTTTCCGTTTCAATCTCTTGATTGGGATAAACAATCCCTATTCCTGGAATATAAGTTTCAACCTCGCCTTTGTAAATATATTTTTTTCTCATAAAAGTATTATATGGTTACCTTTTTATTTTTTTTAATTTGCCCGTTGAAATCTAAATTTAACAGTTAAAGTAATTTCTGAGTAATAATACTTTGCTGGTTCTCCTTGAAAACCAAAGCGAGCTTTGGTTGGATAACACCAATCAACTGTATTATCTAAAGTAGGATTTTTTTCTAAAACATCAATCACCTTATCAGTTATCTCTCTTATTTTTTTCTGTGTGTTTATTTCGGTATTTTCTAAATCACCAATAATTCTTATTGAGATTGAGTAATGCCTAGTATTGAATCCCGATGATGATAAAGTATAAAAGCTATCTTCGTGACCAATTGCACCAACCACAAGCGCCGGGAAAGATGATAAGCTTTCTGGGTAATAGTCATATGATGACTGAATATCTGGTACCCCAGCTACAATAATGTTTTTTATTTTTTCAATTAAGCTATTGTATGTCATGATGAAAAAGATAACTTATTAACAATCTCCAATCCTATCTTTAAAATCTCACTACTTCGTCTTTTTACCTCCTCAGCCGCTTTCTTCATAAAGTATTTTGGTTTTACACCAGATACTTTTTTAGCAAAGACATATTTATCACTGCCTTTGGGTTTAAAAATCAAAAACTTTCCCCGTTTTGGGGTAATTGGTGTTCTTCTTTCACCATAAATACCACTACCATACTCTTGAGCTTTAGGATAAGGAAAACCACTTGCAACCAAGTTTGTGCCAACCGTCCCATAAAGATCATTTCCCATGGCAACCACCTTACTATTTGCTCCAATATTTCTTCGCAAATTACCAGTATCAATCGGCGCCTCCATCACAGCTTTTTCTCTTGCAATAGTCACCATCGCATCCATCATCCTATATTTAACATCAGCCACAATATCAGGCGCTTGACGTAGCTTTTCTTTAAACTCTTCAAATCCTTTAAGTTCTATTTCAACCTGATAACCTGATGGCATATTTTTCAAGTTTTTACGGCAACGCCACTATTGAAAATATGACCTAAGACGTACGACTTTTGAGCGTTACCTCTAACTATTAATTGATCATTTACTGATAGTCCACTTGTTTGAGGATCTAAAACAATGATTTTATCCCCTGGTCTTATCCAATCAACTTGATCCATTATCATAAAAGAATAAGATTGACCAACTGGCACCTCATACATTACCGCCGTTTCATTTGATGCTGGTTCAATTAAAATGTAAACATTAGTTGCTAAATCTTGATAGTTTTTATTATTCTCATCACCGGTCAATCTTTGAATTTTTACAATACAGTTTTGCCTTATCATACAAGCACTTTTTTATAAGTTTTAATTAATTGCTGAATGTATTCTGGGATTGGCTCTTGATTGAAAGAAATTGATAAACCAGCAAAATTAAATGAAGAGACGTTTTTACCCCCATATTCTTTTTGAGTAAATATCTGAGCCGCCCATTGTTTTATTCCAAGCTCCAAATCCTCACCCCAAAACTTCTCAATGCTATAAGCAATTTTTAAAGCTTGACGATTATATGTTGATTGAGGAATGGTTAAAAAAACAATACTATCACGATAAACGAAAAAGTCTTTGTTTAACTCATAAAGATTAGCCCCTCCACCTTTTACATAAACATCTTGATTGCCAATGGTTATTTTTGCCACTTCTTTTACCGGAAAGTTGTGAAAGTAGTATTTGTCTAATCCTGCATCAAATGTTTCCTCATAATAATCAGAGCCTAAATCATATTTAAAATTCCTTCGGCATTTTTGTGCGATAAAAAGTTCAATTGAAGAAATTAATGCTGTGACAATATTCTGTTCGGTAGTGTTTAGTGTTTTTCCCAAAAAATTCGCAACCGCCTGTGCGGTTACTCCTGAATAGCCACTATAATAGAGAGTTGCATATAACATATTTTTATTTTTTTTCTTTCTTTTTAACTTCTTTACCAGTCATCATTGTATTTTTTGACTCATCGATGATTTTTGTTTTTTCTTCTTTTATAATTTTTGCCGATGAGCCTAAAGCCTTCGCTGTTTCTTTCTCAACCTCATATTCTTTTTCTTTCTCATACTTTATCCCTTCAAAAACAGTTGTTTCAATCATTTTTATTCTCATATTTTTTTAAAAAACTTTCAACATCTTAGGCCACCTCCCATCCCTAAGATGGCCTAGGATGTTGGCCGGCGGTATTTGCCTAACTTATCTTTTTCGTTAGGCATTTCCGCTCACCCTACGGCCATCGGTTTAAACTTATGACGCTGCTGTTTTGATCCAGGCAAATGCTTTGCTTGGTTCAGCCAGCTGGATGTCTACAGACTCAGTAACTTTGATCGCCACCATCTCCTGTTCAAAGGAGTTGATAAGCGTTGATCCGTTTGTATCGGTGATGGTTGCCACATCTGACACGTCTAAGGTGTAGACGTTTTCATCACCGAATAAAACGTAATCAAAGTTAACAAGAGCCATAAACTTTTTGCCAGCCTGACTGCCTTCGGTGGTTTTAGGCATATAAGAACGAGTCTCATATGCTATATCCCATAAAGTTTTTGGGATAACGCTACCGAAGCCCCCAAGCAAGAACCCTTGAGGATCAGTGCCAACGACCGCTCTTTTTCTTCGAAGAGCGTTTAAAACGGATAAGGACATTACCCATTTCATTTTTTCGTTGACAGCCTCTTCAGCAACCAAGTCGATTGCGTCTAAAAGATCCTCGGGTTCGACCTTTGCATAGGTGGTTTTTCCAGTTCCTAAAGTGACACCAGGAACTGAAGGATTTTGAAAAACCCCCTCACCGGATGCCAGACCCAAAATCGCCCATTTATCTTCGAGTTTTGCGATAGCTTCAGCGGCCAAAGCGTTAAGCGCATCGACCAACTGAATGCTCGCATTTCGAAGTAGGCGTTTGGTCACAGGAATAATTACGCCAACAGTTTTAGTTCTTAGTTGGACGTTTCCTGTTGCTGGCTGAGATGAGTTGATTTTTGTGCCTTCATCCACTCTATAAGAAGTTACGCTTGATAGAGTGGGCACGTTTTCGTTACCACCTTGCATCGGCCATTTGCGAGCATATTGGCGAACCAACCCAACCTTCTCAGACAATCTTACGATTTCTGAGGAGATATAGGTTGGGACCAACTCAGCACCACTACCACTGGTGCCTGAAGATAAAGCTTTTGCTTTAGCTTCATCTCTTAAGAATTTAGCTCGCAAATATTCGGCCGCAGCCTGTTTTTGCTCGAGAACTTCAGCATTAGCGCTTTCGCCGCCGAAGATATTTTTTCTTCGAGGAAGTTCAGCCAACACCTTTTCGGTAATTGCCGGTGTTACGGTTTCAATAACCTTTTGGCTTAATTCCTCGAAGGCCTTTCTTTCCTCATCCATATTATTTTTCACCCCCTTTCCCTTCGGAACTACTAACTTTTAATAGCGAATTTAAAATTTTTAAAGACAGCCCGGTATATTTATCACTTTTTCTCATTTCCTTTCTCATCTTATAAAGAAGCTTAACTGCGTCTTCAGACAGCTCATCATCTTTTACTCGAATGATTTTTTCAACAACTTTTTCCTCAACCACTTTATATTTCAAAAACATTTCTTCCAATATGCTTTTAATTGTTTTTTTAAGATTTCTTATTTCATCGGCTTCTTTTTTTATCTTTGCTAAATATTCTTTATTTATTTCCAAGACTTCACCGCAATCAATTAATCCTTTTTGATCTAATTCAAAAAGTTCTTCGTTTGTGTATTCCTTAAACTCTGGCGCTTCTTTCTCAAATTCTTTATAATGTTTGGCTAGATGATTGTATACCCCTTTGCGATCTTCAGCCGGTATGTTTGTTCCGCCTCTAGCACCAAGTAAAGCCCCCATTGCTGCTTTTAATCCTGACCAAACCGTTACCAATTTCCCATCTTTTACATAGTGATGGGGAAGTTTATAAGAACCAAAATTTTCTTTATCTTTCTCATCAAACCAACCAAAACCTTTTTTATACTTTCCCCAGTCAATTTTGTCTTTATCACCTGACCCATCAGATGAAGCCCATTTTGCTAATTGTTTTCTTGCTTTATCTCCATCCCAAGAGGATGATTCATCTTTCTCATAAGATTCAAATGGAACCGCTCCTTTATATTGAGCCTCATCAAGTGATTTCTCTAAAAATAAAAATCTTGATTGAACGTCGTTGTTTATCAAAGCTTCAGGATTAGCTGGGACAGCCACAAATGAAATTTCCAAAAGTTCAGCTTCCATAATGGTATATGGATCCTGACCGGAAACACCATATTTAGTTGGAATGAAACCAACTGAGACTGTGTTTAAAAATCCATTTTCAATTAGATAAAAAACTTCTCTTCCTTCTTGAGTGTCGGCAATTTGAATATAGGCTTGAAGTTTTTCATCCTCCACCCAAACTTTAACTGCTTTTCCAATTGGAAGTGATCGATAATCATGAGCAATTAAAACCACTGGATTTTTTTTAAAGTTATCTAACAACCACCCTTGAGGATTAACCGATTCACCATGCCGGTCAATAACACCAGTTGAAGCAATTACATGGACGATTTTTTCGTCTTTGTTAACAACAGCTTTGCAAGTTGCTGATGTAAATAGTTTATTTTTCATATAAATATTGTATGGTCAACTATTATTTTTTTTTCTTTTTAGGTTTTTTCATCTAAAGTTGGAATAGATGAGCATCGACATTGAATATGAGCTGGAGCATGAGTGTGACCACTTGGAAACTCTTCTCCAAGCCCAACAACTTTTAAATGGTTTTCCATGCATATAGGACAAGTTCGCTCATCGGCAGCGGCGATCCATTTAAGATTTTTTACCGTTCCTGATTGCAAATAACTTTGATATTCTGTCTCTGAATAAGCAGTAAAAAGTTCAGTTCTTACTATTCTTTCAACCCGCCAATATCTTTCATCATCAATTACTTGTGCTACTTCTTCTCTTATTTTGTCTATGTCAAAAACACTATCAGCCAAATTTCTAGCAATTACTTCTCTTGCTCGATTGTATAATGTTTGATCAACTTGTGAGGCTGATGTTTCTATTCTTTTTTTTAACCAGTCAATAACCTTTTTATATGCTGAATCAGTCATTCGTTGAATACCGTAAATTTGAATAAGATGTTCAATTGCCGCCTGAGTCGCTTGAACGCCTAAATCAAAAGTAATTGTGGTAAAAAGTTTTTTCCACTCAGTTGTGTCTGGGTAAATATTGCCAATTATTTCATCAATCAATGGATCTTTTTGTTTTTTCTTTATGCTTTTTTTATTTTTCCTTATTTCTAAAGTTAGTTTTCTAAAAAGCTCATCAAGTTTAGCCCGATACTGGCCTTCAAGTCTTTCAAGTGTTTGATCACGCAAAGGAATATGATTAACTTCTTTTTTTAAAATCGATTTTTGATTTTCACCACCGCTACTATTTTGATTATTGCTCTCATTTGATGATAAAGGAACTAAATTAAAAGGAATATAAATCACATCGCCACCTTTTACCGGTTCTTTTTTGTCTTCGGACCTTACTTCATTTATTGTTAAAAATCCAGCACGCAATCCAGTTTCCCATTTTTTAAGTTTCATCTCTACGTTCTCTGGGGTTGGATCTTCGAAACGAAGAGTATAGTCTTTACCATCGGAAAATAAAGGCATATAAAACTGATTTAATTTGTCAAAGATAAGTCGAAGTCTTGGTTCAATTGTTCTTTTGGCAAAGACATATTCAGAGGCTTCAGCATTGGCTCGGTTAACATCATCGGTTATTGCCAATACTGTTTTTGGCACTTTAAAAATCGATAAAATCTCATCTCGAGAAAATCGTCGCTGTTCAATAAAATCCATATCTTTTTGTTTTATGGTTAAAGACTGCCAAGTTAAACCTGCCTCTAATATCATCGGCCGGTGTGCATTTCCTTTTCCTTGGTACCTTTCTTGCCATTGTTTTTTTAATCGCTGAAATGCCTCTTCCGATATTTCTTGATCGGTTGACAACACCCCTGATGGCATCGCTCCATTTTCAAAGAAGTTTTTATTCCACTCAACTGCGTTTATATCGCCTTCGATTGAGTGTTGAGCCATTTCAATTGTTGAAACACCTTCTATTTGGTTAAATGGGTGAGGACGTTTGATTTCAATTAATTCATTAACATCAAATGGTAATTTTTCATTTTTTAAGTTATAGTAAACATATCCAGCAAGCAAGCTATCTTTTCCTGGAACTGGCTTTGTTCTTTGAGGATCTAATAACCAAAGTTCTTTTGGCTCGCCTTTGCCGTCAAACACAGGATAGATGTAGGCTTTTCCAAAAGCATCAATATGAGAAGAAACAAGATAAAAAAAATCGTAAGAGGATTGAAGAGGATTTGGTTTATATAAAAGTTTAATTGATGGGTGATTTTCTTCTTTTACCTGGCTTTTATCATCTTTTTTAACCGCAAAAAATCTATTTGCGGCTACATTTTGAGCTATTGCATCAATACAAGAAAAAACAATGCCATAATAATAATCACGACGCGTGAATGTTCTACCAACTCCCCAAGGGATAAAAATACTAGAAAACACAGGTTTTCGACTTAAGGCTTTGGTGATTGTTTTTAAAAAGTTTAGTGGATTCATACAAATATTTTATGGATGGAGCGTGTATTTTTTTATTGGCGCCTTTTAAAGAAAGCGTATTTTTGGTTCGGGTTTTTTGGGGGTGAATGTTAAAGCAAAAGCATCAGCAAAATCTGGCGATTTACCAGTTCGACGAATCAACTCATCTTTTGGTTCTATTTGCAAAACCTTATCGGTTGAGATTTTATATTTTATCCAGTGAAGTTGTTGCCAGTTTTGATTTTTATAAAGTTTGCCGCCAGCCTCAATCCATTGTTTTGCTTTCCAATAAATCTCGGCTTTTAAGTTTTTAAATTTAGTTTTATCCTGTGGCTCCTGGCCAAATGAGACGGCGTTGACTTTTATTCCTTTTTCCTTCAATCTATCAGTAACTCCTTTTCCAACACCAGTGTCATCAATAAAAATATTTGATGGTTCTACTTTATACTCCTTTATTATTCTTTCAACTTCATTTATGTTTGTCATTGTATCATTGCTTTGGTTTTTACTTTCAATTATTGCCACATCTTTATTTCGCAAAACATAGACATTAAAATCCCCACCGGCTCCAATATCAACACCTAAAATCCAATCGGTCTTTTCCTCTTTTGGTAAAGTTTCGGTATATGCTTTTTCAATTTGCTCTAAAGTTAAAAGGGTTCGGTATCCTCGCTGATCTATCTCATCTTCATCTGGGAATTTGCACTCATATAAAATATCAAAAAAAGCCTCTTGTCTCATTTCTTCAATAAATTCAGGTGAATATCTTCCTTCTTTCAAACCGATTTTATAGTCAATAAAAATCTTATTGTATAAATTTGAATGCCAAGTGCGATAGAAATGGTTTCGGTAAAAAGGATTGCCTATTTCCAAAAGAAACTGGTCATCGTAAGAATATCCGCCAAGCATTCTTTTAACGGTTGCATACAAAGCATCATCAATTAACGATGATTCATCCAAAATTATTCGATTGCCGCCAAATCCCATTGCCGCCTCAATATTTCTTTTTGTATTTCTGGCATCCAGTGTCAATGTTCTAACACCTCCACCGGTTTTAAAAGTTATATAGTCTCTTGATCTTTGTCTTCGAAGTCGGTCAAGTTTTTCTGATGGGTCAAGTTCAAGTTGATCTAAAAACAAAGCATTATCAAAACAATGCTCAATTATATAGCTCATAATTATCTGAGCTTTATTTTCTGATGGAGCCAAAATTATGAATCTTTCTCCAGCAACCAGCGCTCTAATCAAAACAGCTAAGGCCACAGTTAAAGACTTCCCATATTGGGTCGGCGCTATTATTTGGTTTCTTGGGTGTTTAGCAAAAGCTATAAGACTAAAAATCTTCTTTTGCATCGGTGTTAGCTCCACCGGTTTTCCTTTGATTTGAAACAGACTGGTCAGTTTGTCGATGTCGTCCATGTTTTTGAAAAATTTCTTTTAACATTTGTAACGTCTTTTGCTTTTCATCCTCAGTCACATCAGCAACTTTATGCACTGGTTCAAATCCTGCCATTTCCAAAGCTTTAACTGCCGCCTTCCAATTGCCTTTTCTAACCGTATTTTCCAAAACTATTACCGCATCAATTGCTATATCTTTTAATCGCTGATCAATTTCTTTAAATAAATCTCTTTTTTCTTTTTCCCGTTCTTTTTTGATTTGATTAAAAACTTTAAAACATGCCCCTTCCTTCATAAACCAACTTCTTACAGTTTGTTCTTTTATATTTAGTTCTGTTGCTATATCTTTATATTTAACCCCATTTAATCTTAAGTCTATAGCTCTTTGATGGGTCGGATTTAACTTATCATACTCAATATAATCAACATTGTTTTGATTTTGTTGATTTTTGTTGATTTTTGTTGATTTTGCTTTTTTTAAATCGGTTTTGTTTCGTCTTCCCATGCCTCCTCCTTTCCTATAAACTTTGCATAACGTTTTCTTATAACATCGCAATAATAAGGATCAAGCTCCATAAGGTAGGCTTTCCTTTCCAGTTGCTTTTCTTGGGTTTTTATCCCATTCTTTTAATCGCTCTATTTCCCAGTATTCTGAACGGGTATTATTATCCATTTTCATTAAAATAATTTTTAATATCGCCAATTATGGCGACAAAGATATTATATGGCGGTCGTTTATACTCTTTAAGAATGGTATCTTTTTCCCAGTTGTCATATATTTCCTTTTCATTTAAAATTTGGTTTTTTTCTTTATCCCTTTTTTTTTGGGTCAAAATGTATAAAAAAAGAAGGTTTTCCAAAAATTTTATTCTCGATGGTTTAAGATTTTCTTTTTTTATGGATACTATTTTTGATGCCAGGGATTTTTTAATCTTATATATTTTTGAAAGCTTAATTCCTAAAATTTGAGAAATTTGATGAAGGTTATATCCTTCCATTGCCATAGACACAATATCTTTCTCAATGCCATCGAAGTTATCAATTAGTTTATCCTCATAATCATCCTGAATGATTTTTTCCAATGGATCATCTACTCTTGGCTCGAAGTCGCCAACGCAAGATTCCAACGAATAGGTTGGAATGAAGTAATAGTTTTCTCTTTTATAGCCCACGTTTTAAATTCTTTCGTGAGCCGCCTATTTTAATTGTAGTTTTTTATTTGTCCTCTGTCAATAGAGTTTTTTTTATTTTTTTAGGCTTCGTTCGAACTCCAAACCAACCAATTCCGTCAAATATTTTTTCAATTAATAATCTATAGCCATCAAAACTTGTTTTTATTGTTTTTTTTCTTATTTCCTTTTTCTTTAACCTCATTTTTATTTTGTAAACTTTTAATCTTTTTTTCTATCTCATTAAGTCTTTCTAATCTTTTTTGAAGCCTTTTGTTTTTTTCATCCAATTCCGACAAATAAGTGGTAAATAGTTTTTCTTTTTCTTTATTCTTTTTAGCAAAGTAAAAATAAAAGAAGGCAATAATTATTAAGTTGGTTAATATATTGATGGTAATTGCTAAATAAACATTGATCATAATAAAATGATACTATTTTTTTATCAAATATTTCTTAAGTTTGGAAGAACCGCTTCATTTAAGCCATAGATAAAATCGTTGATTGCTTTTAATACTTTCAGATAGTCAAATCTTTTATCTTCGGTTAGTTTAAACTGTTCTATTGCTTTTTTTATAATCTCAATGTAGTTTTTTGGCGGTATATGTTTATAGGCAAACGGATGACGGTATAACATCCCCTCTTTGACAACTTCATCGGCAATATGAACATAGGTCATTGTTGATTTTATATCTTTGTGTCCTAATACTTCCTTAACCAAAGCAACATCTCGGGTTGAGAGATATAAAAGAGTGCCATATGTATGGCGAAAAATATGAGCGTGAACACGTTTTTTTATTCCTGCCTTTAAAGCCGCTTTTTTCAAGTCTTTGCTAAAGTCAGTTGCGTATATTTTCTTTCCCCTTAAGTTTTGAAACACCAACTCATTTGGTTTTTTGTTTTCTATTAATTTTTTTATTCTTTTTACCAATGGTTTTATAAGATAAACATTTCTTGGCTCGCTATTTTTGGTATAGTAAAGAACTGCTTTTTGATTTTCTAAATCAACAGATTTTACCTCCAAAGATGCCGCCTTCAAATCGACAGCCGGTATAGGCCAAAAACATCCGAAGAGTCTGAAGGGTAAACTGAAGCTTTTCTATTTTTTCACCTTTATATTTTTTACTTGTTGTGTCAGCTTTTATTATTTTTTCAACTTCTTTCTCGCTTAAGATTAAAACTGGCGGTTGATATTTTTTAAACGATCTTATTCCTTCAAAAAAATTATTTAAAATCCCCCGGTGAAATAAATAGTTTCTTAATTGTCTTAGTGCGTATACATAAGTGTTTAAGGTATTATTATTGGTAGTTTTGTTTTTAAGAAAGATAAAAAACTCCTCCGTTGATTTTTGATTTAATTCTTTTTTGTTTTCTTTTAACCAATTTAAAAAAATCTTTATCCTAGAAAGGGCGTGTCTTATGCTATTTGGTTTTAATCCCGATTTTACGGTAATATATGCTTTAAAATCATTAAAATCAATCATTTTGTTTTTGGTTTATCTTGTTATTATAACAAAAAAATAAAAAATCAAAATACCCCTTGACAAGTAAAAAATATTATGTTTTACTTAAGTTAAGAAGTTTTTAAATGAAGGGAAGAAGTTTAGCCTCATTTTTTCCTAAGAAATGTTGGGATGTCAAACTCTGACTCTTCCTCTAAAAACTCCTCTTCTAAATCAACCGAAGTTTGAGATAATTCTTCTTTTTCTTCTTCCTCTAAACTTGAAGTTAAAATCTCTTTTTTTTCTTCTTTT